AAGGACCCACTGACTTAGAACAAGGGTTGCTTGATCTTCCAGACACATCTCCACCTCCAGATACAATAGATACTTCAAAAGTAAACGTAGTAGAAGCCCAAGAGTTATTAAAATCTACAATGACACCTGAAGACCTTAAAAAAGCAGGTGTAGATCTTGAAAATAACGCATTAGCGGATGCTATAAAAGCATTAGAGCAAGACCTTTTTAAAAGCGGAGCGTTAGAAGGTAAGGCCATAAGACGCGCAAAGGAAAAAAGACTACAAAAAATAAGAGTAACTGCTGACGAAGCAAAACAAATAGAGAAAAAGTTTCAAGCATCAAAAAGAAAAGGCGAAGTATCGTCTGCTGAAGCTAGATTTGAAAAAGACAGACAAACAAGAGAAGAAAAAAGAGCCAAAGAAAAAAGAGAAAAGGCACAAAAAGAAAAGACTCAAACACAATTAAATAACATTTTTAATACACGCGGTAGAAGAACAGGCTCAAAAGAAAATCAGTTATTAAAAAAGTTTTATGACGAAAATTTAAAATTTGAAGAACCTAAAGCCAGTATTGATGAGATGCTGAAAAATTCTGATTTACTTGCAGTTGGTAAATTATTATTAGAAAAAGATTCTGTACTACAAAAACAAATGCCTCCAAGAATAAAAGGCCAAGGTTCTCCTGCAATATCTGCAAAAAGATATTTTATGAAATCGCCTGATGCTACTTATGTTTTAGACTTAATTATTGAAGATAAAGCGTCAGGACAAGCTACTTATAGAGCTACGTCAGAAGCAACACCTGAAGAAAACGCACACTTTAAATATACAGGTAACAAACCTGCAGAAAATGCTTTAATATGGATAAAAGAAAATTTTGATAAAGATACTGTAGCAAGTTTAGACATACTTTATCAAAGTACAGAAGTACAATATCAAGATACAGGTGTAACTACAGATAAATACGGGGCAGCCGTAAATTTAAATTCTGCAATAAGAGAAGCGCAGCTCCAAAATCAGAGAGATTATGAAGCCCAATTAAAAAGAGAAAACGAACAAGCAGGTAACCAATATATAGTTCGAGATATTCATTTAGGTAAAGGTCTTAACATACCTCCAAAAATATATGGAAATACAAATGCAGGTAAAAAATTAGTCCAAGAAAACCAAAGACTAATTAAAAAAGCAAAAGCTAGAAAAGTAAAGACCCAAGAACCAAAACCTACTGAGGTAAAAGAAACAAAGAAAAGAAGTGGTAAGGCAGATCCGAACTTACTAAACGATATGTATTCTACTCTACTTAAGTCTAAATCTAATTTAGATAAAGATAAAGGTTTAGAAGCTTCAGCAGTCCTACAAACAAGTTTACCCATAAGATCAGAAGCTGTTACAGCTTTAAAACAAGGAGATCTTAAAACAGCTTTAAGAATAATGGCGATAAACAATGACGGGGAAGGAAACAGACAGTTAGCTAAAGCTTTCTTTAAAAATGTTGGTACTACTAAAGTAGAGGTTGTAGATAATTTAAAACTAGAAAGTGGAGGAGCAGTTGCTGGACTATTTGATCCAAAAACAAATACAATAAAACTAGATTCTAAAGTAGGTATTAATATACATACCTTGTTCCATGAACTTTCTCATGCCAATACAGATGCTCTTTTATCTAACGCATCTCATCCTGTAACTAAACAACTTAATTCATTGTTTAAAGAAGTTAAAGGTCATCTAGGAGATTTTTATGGGTCTAGAAACTTACGTGAATTTGTAGCTGAAGGACTTAGCAACCCCGCATTTAGAGAAACTTTAAAAACTATACACATAAGAGGTAAACAACATAATGCTTTTGATAGGTTTATACACTCAGTAACTAACTTTATTAGAAAGTTACTTGGTAGACCTCAAATAACTTTACCAGAGTTTAAGAGATATGTTCAATTTAAATCTCCAATTAATGAAATAGATATTACAGATGCAGAAGAAGTAACAACTCGTTTAGCTAATCAAATTTTATCTGCTGCTCCTCAAAGTAGAGATGCTGGACAGCAAGGGTTAGATGCTCATGCTATTATAAAAGACATACAAGGTATGTCTGCAAAAAGTAATGTGAAAACAAAAGGTGGTAAATCCCAATGGCTACAAGATTTTACTACTTGGAGTAAAGGAACTATACAACAAACCTCTCCAACTGCAACAAACTTTGCTTTAGGGTTTCTTGATGACCAGTTAGTAGGAGATCTTTTAAACTACCAAGATAGACAAGGTAAAAAAGGTTTTGACGGTTTACGTATGAGAAAGGTTGTTCAACAACAAGAAAAAGATGTTAACCAACAGCTTGAAAAAGTAGAAGGTTCTATGGAAGGCATTACAAAAAGGTTGAACAAAAATAATGAGAAGATAGACGCTTTTAATTCTGTTGTTAGTCTTGCTACTTTATACCAAGCAAATCCTAATTTAACAGAAGCTCAAGCTAAACAAAAATACAAAGATAACGACAATGCTTTAAAAGCCTGGACAGCTATGCGTCCTCACTGGAACACGTTAGGTAAAGAAGGACACGAAGCCTATGAAATATTAAGGCAAACATATTTAAATCAATTTAAAGAGTTAAGGAATGTTGTTTTTCAAAAAATAGACGGTATAGAAAATTTAAGTAGATCAGAAAAAACAACGTTAAAAGAAAAGATTTACGGTAGATTATTTGATGAGAGCACTATAGACCCATACTTTCCATTAGTTAGAACTGGTCAATACTGGTTATCTTTTACAGGCAAAGACCCCATAACAGGTTCAAATAAAGAAAAAGTTGTTATGGCTTTTGAAAATATAGCAGAAAGAGATCAAGCGGTAAAAGCATTAAAAAGTAAATACAATGTAGACGCTCAACCTTTTTTAAAAGAAGAAGCTATGGACAAAGTTTATTCTCGTGCTCCTAGTGATTCTTTTATGGCAAAAGCTCTTGATATGCTCCAAAAAAACAAGGTAAACAATAAAGTCCAAAAAGAATTAATGGATTTATTTATTGAAGCTTTACCCGAAACTTCTTTTGCAAAATCTTTTACTCCAAGAGAGGGCACATTAGGTTTTAAATTAGATGCTTTAGAAGGATTAAGAACTAAAGGTAATGCTTTAGCTAGACAAATAGCAAAACTAAGAAACTCTCAAGAAATAAATAAAGAATTAGAAAGATTAGATAAATTAAAAATTGAAGGAGACTTAACTAGTTTTGAAAGATCGTTAATAAAAGAATTAGAGGATAGGGGTAAGTTCGCCTTAAATCCTCCTCCTGACCAGTTTGCAAGAAATCTAAATAGGGTAGCTTTTACTTATACATTAGGATTTAATCTATCTTCTACACTTGTAAACTTTACACAAATACCTTTGATGTTTTTACCAATGTTAGGAGGTAGGTATGGCTATGCAAAAAGTACAAGAGCCATATTTGATAGTATATCTATATTTACAAATTCAGGAACATCTAGGCAAATAAGGATGGGAGCTAAAGTAGGTGATAGTGAGTTTGTTTCTGCAAAAGCTATGCCTTCAATAGATAACTTTTATGCTCTACAAGAAGACGGTTCTTACAAAGTAAGAGAAGATGTATTAAACGATAAAACTAAAAGTAAAAGGTTTAAAGATAAACTTGTAAGGTATGAACCTCTCATAGCCGCAGCTGCAGCACAAGCAGGTAGATCATTATGGTTTGACTCGTTAGGAGTAGAAGGCGTAAAGAGAGGGAATAGTTTATTTGATAGATTTTCTATGTATTCTGCTTTTTTATTTCACCAACAAGAAAGAATGAATAGGCAAGTTGCTTTAACATCTTCTTATGACTTAGAGTTAGATAGGCTAAATAGTCCTCAAGCTACAGAAGCAGAACAAAAATTATCTGACAGAGAAAAACAAATATTAGCAGCCGAAAATGCTATATACCAAACACAAAAAATGAATGGAGGTGCATTACTTGTAAACGCCCCACGCCATGCGCAAAGTGGTTTTGGTAGGATTGCATTAATGTATAAAAGTTATGGTCTACGTATGATAGGCACAATGCTACAAGTAACTTATGAAGGAGTATACAATTTTAGAAAATCAATAGGAGACAAAGACCCACAAGCTAGAAAGGAAGCTAGGATTGCACTTAAACAATCAGTGGGTATTTTAGGTTCTTCTGTATTACTAGCAGGTATTCAAGGCGCACCTTTTGCAGGTGGGGCATTCTTAATGATGAACGCAATTCTTGCTTTACTTGGGGAAGATGATGAAACAGCAGAATCAATAACTCGTGCCTATGTCAACGTGTGGGAATGTCTAACTTACTGTTTAGAGCCAATCCATACCGTGAACCAGGACTTGGTAACTTGTTATTTGAACTATTCCTTGGCCCTGCGGGTAGTGTGTTAAGTCAAACATACAACGGAGTACCGAAACTGGTATCAGCTCTTGATGATGGTAATGTTACTGCAGCGACAAAAGCCGTAGGGCAAATGTCTCCTGCCGCGTTTAGAAACATATTTAAAGGTGTGGGTTTTGCTGTTACGGGTGAATATCCTACAGCTAGGGGAGATCTTATAGTAGATGATATAAGTCTGTATGAAAGTGGGTTACAAATGGCAGGACTTGTACCTAAAAGAATAAGCTACCAACAACAAAAAAATTCATTTGCTAAAGAGATGGATATAAGAATAAGTAAGACACGTTCTAATATAATGAAGCGTTTGTGGATGGGATGGTCTCAAGGTAATTCTTCCATATATTCTAGAGCTTTAAAAGATTTGTATAGTTATAACCGTAAATACCCATTTAACCCTATAACTCCAGAAGATATAGAGAGGTCTATGAGAAGACACGGGGAAACAAGTGAACAAATGGTTAATGGTATATTTATTAACAAAAGAAGTAGAGCCGATATTGATGCAGTTATGAATGATTGGGAAGACTCTACTACATTTAACCTATTTGTTTAATACACGAATCCCAAGTAACTTTTTCTACATTTGGAGCAAGATAATGACTTTTGGCTCGTTTAGTATTAGCAGTTAAGTTAGGAAGGCAAAATATTATTTTTCGTAAGTCAAGGGCAACTAAAGCGATAATATCGCAATCATGTTTTGTAAGACGTTTTTTATTTTTACCTATAGCCGTAGAAAAACGATAGAAAGCTGACCCATTTTTTACATCGTTTCTATGTTTGTAGTGGCTACCCTTTACTTGTATTCTTATTAACTTATCACCAACGTGAGCTAATATATCTGTAGCACCAAGGTTTACTATTGTGCAATCTATGCCCATTTCTAACAAGCATATAGCACAAATATGTTCCCCTATATTCCCCTTTTGTAATGCATCATTCATGATAACTCCAGAGAAAAACCCCCCCTGTATTAGAGGGGGAGTTAGGAGGGAGAACGACAGTGCGAGGATACTGCCAAACACACTGTAACACATCACCCTCTGTAATAAAACTATTTTATCTTATAAAAAATATGATTACCTACCTGTTTTACTTTTTTTACATCTGTAAGCCAATATGGCTTGATGTTTTTATGATGGTAATGTGTGACATTTTTGCCGACTGCTCTTACATTTCCTTTATTTAACATTACCATTTTTGCCAATCTCTTAGCTCTTTCAAATTCTTTTTTCTCGTGAGGTGTATCTGATACCCCATCACAAGTCCAACTAAATGCACAAGCTTTCTTGCCTTTTTGATAGACTACAGCACATATATCGTTTGGGTAATATTTAGATTCCACCCTATTTATAGTTACTTCTGCTACGGCAACTCTACCAGCTATAGGCTCACTACGGGCCTCATGGTAGATATTCATAGCTAAACATATCAATGCACTCTCGATAACCATTTTCTATTTCTCACTTTGTGCTTTAGTCTGGAAATAGGCATTCTTCTTTCACCTAGCCAATAATTTACAAATCTTAATATATTTCCTTGCCACATTATGATATCCTCCATAAACGTATACCTAATTTTTTATCCTCTATCCGAGTATGGATTTCTATCCTCCAACCTTTTTTATTTGCTATCTTCTTAACCTGCTTGATAGCTTTTTCTGTGTTAACACATGGTATAAACACAGATGCATTGGGCAACATCTTATCCCAGTTAACGGTTATTTTAACACGATCTGGATTTAAATCATAGATTTTAAGTACGCTCTGTTTCATTATTATCTAGTTTACAATCTACTATTATTACTCTAGTAGCAGGTAAGTTTAAGTGTGTTCCTTTACTCAAACGAACTGTACCACTCTTGGCGTTTAGTTTTGTTTTTAAATCTTGTACGAACGAACTGTAATCTATTTGTTGTACACCACACCATCTTTTCAAAGGTTTTGGTAATAGGTATGCACGTTTTAAATCTGTTTCATATCTAGCAATTAACCTAACTTTTGGATACGCTTCTGGTATAACAAGAGAATCTGTCCTAGCATCATCAGTGCTTTTTATCCACAATACATTACTATAATGTTCATGTATGTAATCGTTTAGTAACTCTGTCACTGATGAACCCATATCGTTACTAGCGTTTAGGTTCTTTTTTAATAAATCAATCACAAACGAAAATAACTTTTTAGTATCATAATTTAATAGCCCTGCTTTCTTTGCCAAGAGTATACCTGTCATAGAGCAAGCCATGAATGCAGACCAAAATCTATTTTTTGCAGTAAGTCCTGCCGTAGTGTCTATCTTAATTTGTACTTCTTTTAATAATTTTTTTACGCCCTCTATATCATTCAATATTGATTTGATGTATACTCTACCCGCGTGTCCATAATTATTTAACATCAACAAATTAAACTCATCGGTTTCTTCTTTTGTCTCAAATCTCATCTCTTTTGTTCTACACTCTAAAATTCTTTGTGCTTCTGCTTTTGGCATTACTTTCAACAAACTTATTTTTTCCACGAGGTTTGCGTTGGCACTGGTTACCGCCAGTAGTTGCCAAGGATCTCCTCTGTACCGCTCCACGTTAGAACCACCCATCATACGATTTCTTTGTCTACCACCAGTAAGTCTGTATGCAAGATCACTTAAGTCTTTTGGTTCTTCGTTTGTTAATTCGTCTAAGAATAGTGGTAAGTTATGATATACTTCTCCTCGGTTCATCTTAGATGCGGGTGTGTCTTGTTCTTCTAATATCAATTCTTTGGGGTTACCCCACACTGATATACCAGAATGTTGCACAGCTGTTTTTCCTATTCCTGTTTCACCGTTAAGGTTCAAACAACCACAATGCACTGTAGTGAATGATACAAGAGGAGAACCAAAAGAAGCTCCGACTACTAATTGGTGTAACTCAAAACCATCTCTATTATAAAACTCCATTGCCCTCTTCCAATTATCAATAGTGCCTTTTGGTTCAAAGCTATCTATTGTACTAAGGGTATGTGTCGATGGAGGATTAGATTTTACACCATCTTTAGTTATTTCTTCCCTACCAAGTATAAAAGATTTGTGTGTACTATCTACCCAACCATATTGTTTGTGTGCTATATCAGCTTCACCTCTTAATTGTAACTCGTTAACCCAAGCCGTAGTGTACGTCATAATTTGATCCATTCTTGTTACTGCCACGCCTTGCATGGACATATATTTTCTAAATTCCTCCTTTGATGTTACAGCAGTTAAGGGAACTGTAAACTCTCTAATCCCATCTCTTGGTAGGTGTAGACGCATTACGATACCCTCTCCCGTTTCAGGATCTGTAAGTCTACTAACAACATATAAGTCGTTATGGTATATCATTTTGTCTTGAGGTTCTCCATCTGCGTCAGAGTACCTAACATATACTCCACCATTTGCCCCCCTAAAATAAGGGTTAGGGTATTTAGGTATATCATTGATTTCATTAAATTCTTCAACGTCTTCCTTTACTTTGCACCCTAGCACTATAGGACTCTTTATCTTCCCCCAAAACGGACAACTTGGACATACATCTGGGTTGTGTTCATCAAACGTAGTACACCAGTAAGGAGCTTTTATACGCTCCATTTTATCTATTGTATTTTGTTCAGAATAGTCTGGGTGGTTTTTAGATATAAGAAAAGATGCTTTTTCTCCATCTACACAGAATTTAGCTATGGACAAACCTGCCCTCCAAAGAGGTTCATTTATCTCTTCTTGGTTTGTCATTATATATTTTATTTGTTCGCACCCATTACCCTTTGCGGTTTTTTCTACAATTTTTTTAAAGTAGTTTTCTAAATTGTCACTCATCTTATCTGATATAGCACTTTTGGCAGGGGGTTCTTTATCCTCTATATCTCCCAATAAACTAGAGAAATTATCTAAAGATATTAGGTCTATCTTACTACTTAAAATATTTACTTCTAGTGGAGTATCAGATTTATGATTATGAGTTGTAGGTACACGTAATATTCTAGCTCCATCAGAAGTTACAGCAGGGTCTGCCAGTAATCCATGCGTTGCACATACCGCTTTTAATTTTTCCGCTACTGGAAACCATTCTTTATAGGTAACAGAGGTTTCTAATGCCCAATAACAATGTATACCATTACCAGAATTTACTATTATAGGTTTAGGTAAAGTAGTTTTACCACAAAACTCACGTAAAGCATCTAATGCTTCTACCTTATTTGGATAGTCTTTTGACGCACCACAATCTAAATCTAAGAAGAAAGATTTTAAATATTGTATATTGTCTACTTTTCTAGAACCACCAGTCTTAAAAGATGCCAACCCAAAAAAAGTATTTAGTTTGTTAGAATCCATGTTGATAGCAGTATTTATAACTTCATCAATAGAAGAAAAAAATTTCTGTACTATCTTTTTACCACTGTATCCTAACACACAGTAGTGTCCATCTGGACTTAATATATTCTCTAAAAATTGTTTTGTTTCCATAATACCACCCTTTGGAAAGACATCGTGG